GAATTTGATTACTATACGTTTCCCTCTGATTTATCTGCACATGGAGATACAACTACTATTCCAGATAGGTTTAAGCCAGTGATAGTGGATGGGGCGACAGCCTATGTGTATTTATACAGAGGTGAACAAAATCATTATCAATTAAATTTTCAAAGATTTGAGCAAGGAATAAAAAATATGCAAAGTCTACTTATCAATAAGTATGACTATGTGAGGTCTTCTATGATAACTAGGCCAGGAACTTCTGTCAACTTTACTAGTGGAGTTATTTCTTAATGGCAGATACCTCCCAAGCATTACCAGCAGCATTTAACTGTGAGGGTGGGCTTGTTTTGAATAGGTCCACTTTTCTTATGCAGCCAGGTGAAGCTCTTGTATTAGAAAATTTTGAGCCTGACGTTGAGGGTGGATACAGAAGAATAAATGGATTCCGTAAATTTGTTTACCCCATAGTTCCTCAAACCTCTGCCTCTAGTGAGAAAGTATTAATGGTTGCTAACTTTGCTAATAAAGTTTTAGCAGCTAGAGGAGAAAAGATATTTTCTGCTGCATCTACAGAGTTGGCTATTACGATAGTATCTACAACAAGTATGACAGGCTCTGGCACAATTAGTGTTGATTCTACTGCAGGTTTTGCATCTAGTGGTACTGTTCAAATAAACGATGAAAAATTTACTTATACAGCAGTTACAAGCACATCTTTTACAGGAGTAACAAGAGCTACATCTAGCACCACTGCAGCTACACATCTTTTTGATTCTACTGTTTCTCCTGCATCTTGGACAGAAATAGATTCAAGTAGAACTAGTGCTAGTAAATATTCTTTTGAAAGATATAATTTTGATGGTAATGATAAGATAATATTTGTAGATGGTGCTAATGCTCCAGTAATATTTAATACTTCTTTAAGTGCGACTGATGTAAGTGATAGTTCTGTGGCTGGTTCAAAATTTATTGCTGCATTTAGAAATCATATGTTTTATGCTGGTAAGTCTTCAACCCCACAGACATTAGTATTTAGTGAACCTTTTGATGAAGATGGTTTTGTATCATCAGATGGTGCGGGTAGTATTAATGTAGATGACACTATCGTAGGACTAAAAGTATTTCGTAGTAATTTATTTATATTTTGTGAAAACAGGATATTTAAACTTACAGGTTCCTCTTCATCTAACTTTGTAATAGAACCTGTTACTAGAAATATTGGTTGTGTTAATGGAGACACAATACAGGAATTTGCAGGTGATTTGATCTTTCTTGGTCCTGATGGTTTGAGAACTGTTGCAGGTACAGCTAGGATTGGTGATGTTGAACTTGGTACTATTTCTAAAAATGTACAGTCTTTGTTTGATAAAAATATAAAAGACTCTTCACTTTTTGAAAGCGTTGTTATACCTGACAAAACACAATATAGAATATTTTTTACTAAGGATACTGTTTCTGATAGCTTGACACGAGGTGTTATTTGTGTTATGCGTGGGGATAGGTTTGAGTTTTCAGAAACTCTTGGTGTAAGACCTTCAGCCACAGATACTTTTGTTGAAACAGGAGATGTAATAGTTTTACATGGATCTTTTGATGGTTTTGTACATAGGCAAGAAAAGGGTAATACTTTTAATGAAACAGTTATATTTGGTAGATATAGAAGTCCTGACCTAAGTTTTGGTGATTCTGGTATAAGAAAACATATGCAAAGAGTTATTCTTAATTTTAAACCAGAAGCATCTATTGACGCTGATTTATTTTTAAGGTATGATAACGAAGCTGTTGATTCAGCAAGACCTGCTGCATATGCATTAGATACATCTAAGATTGCTGCACAATATGGTTCTGCTACATATAGTACATCTTCTTCAGCAACACAGTTTGTTTATGGAGGAGGAACACAACCTTTATTAAGACAGTCTGTAGAAGGATCAGGATTTACTGTTGCATTAAAAGTTGATGATGGTGGTGAAACAGCACCGTATTCACTAAAAGGATTTCAATTGGAATATCAATTAGGAGCTAGACGTTAATGGGAGCTACATACACAAGACAGTCCTCGTATACAGATGGTGATATTATTCAAGCATCTGATACCAATAATGAGTTTGATCAGCTTCTTGCTGCTTTCGCTTCTGGTACAGGACACACTCATGATGGGACTACTGGTGAAGGTGGACCCGTAACAAAACTTTTAGGCACATCTATTACAGTAGGAGATGGAACAACAGGCACAGATATTACTGTTACTTTTGATGGTGAAACTAATGATGGTACACTAAAATGGATGGAGGATGAAGACTACTTTGAGTTCTCTGATGATATACTTGTAGCATCTACAGAAAAAGTACAGTTTCGTGATACAGCTATCTTTATCAACTCTAGTACAGATGGACAGCTTGATATTGATGCGGATACAGAGATAGAGATTACTGCACCCACCGTAGATATTAATGCATCCACTGCAGTTACAATTAGCAACGATCTTAAATTAGACAGTGATGCTGCCATATTAGGTTTTGGTTCTGATAATGATGTTACACTTACGCACGTAGCTGATACAGGATTACTGTTAAATAGCACTATGGCTTTACAGTTTAACGATGCATCACAGTTTATTAATGCACCTAGCGCTACTGTATTAGACATCAATGCTACAGATGAGATTGAACTTAACGCAACACTGATAGATATAAATGGTAATTTAGATGTATCGGGTACATTTACTGTTGCAGGTTCTCTTATCAATGGCAGCACAGACATTACACTAGACTCTTCTGGTGATATTATACTAGATGCAGATGGTGGAGATGTATTTGTAAAAGACGCAGGGACAACGTATGGTTCTCTTACAAATAGTTCTGGCAATCTTGTTATTAAGTCAGGTACGACAACAGCATTAACATTTAGTGGTGCTAATGCTACCCTAGCAGGAGATCTTACTATTAGTGGTGATGATCTTACTATGGCTACTAATACATCTGGTCACTTGTTGATTGCAGATGGTACAAATTTTAATCCTACTGCTGTAGGTGATCTATCTGAGATTAGTACAGTAGCAAACGATGATGTGTTTCTTGCTGTAGATACCTCTGGAGGTGGACTTAAAAAGATTACACGTAGCACCATAGTTTCTGGTCTTGCTGTATCTGGTGCTGCTATATCAAACGTAGTAGAAGATACCACACCACAACTAGGTGGCGATCTAGATATGAACGGTCAAGATATTGTTACTACATCAAATGCTGATATTGATTTAGCCCCTAATGGTACAGGTAAAGTTGTAGTTAAAGGTAATAGTAACCCTGGCACTGTTGTATTTAATTGTGAAGCAAACTCTCACGGTCAAACAGTAAAAGCACAACCACACTCAGCTTCTGTTACAAACGTTCTAACTTTACCTCCAGGTGGTGATCAAGAGATTGTAGGAACTACAGCTACACAAACACTTACAAATAAAACTATGGGTGCTACTAGTTTTGGTGATAACAATATTACTAACGTAGGTGATATTGCTCTTGACTCAATTAGTGCAGATGGAACAGACATTAATATAGCAGTGTCAGATAACTCAGCAACTGCATTTACAATTAAACAAGGCTCAGATAATTATTTTGTAGTTGACACAGGCAACAGCAGTGAGTCAATAGCTATTGGAACAGGTATATCTGGTACAGCTATTACGATAGGACATAGCACATCAGAAGTAACCATAGCAGATAACTTAACGGTATCAGGTAACTTAACTGTTAGTGGTACGCAAACTGTAGTTGATACAGTTACTATGAATGCACAGAATGCTATTGTATTTGAAGGTGCAACAGCAGATGCAAATGAAACTACACTCACCATTATTGATCCTACAGCAGATCATACAATTAATTTGCCTAATCAAAGTGGTACTATTCCTGTATTAGCTGCAGTCAGCACTACACAAATTAGTTCTACACCAGAAGAGTTAAATATATTAGATGGTGTGACTTCTACAACAGCAGAACTTAATTTAGTAGATGGCTCTTCTGCAGGAACAATAGTAAATAGTAAAGCAGTAATTTATGGATCATCAGGAGAAGTAAATGCAACAACACTACAAATAGCTGGTACATCTATTACTTCTACTGCTGCAGAACTAAATATACTTGATGGTGTAACTGCTACTGCCTCAGAGTTAAACTTACTAGATGGTGATACTTCTGTTGGTGGTTCAATAACACTTGCAGATGCTGATGGGTTTGTAGTTAATGATGGTGGAACAATGAAAACTATTCCTGCCTCAGATGTAAAAACTTACGCTGCTGGTAGTGCTGCCACTAAGGGCTTTGCTATTGCTATGGCGATAGTGTTTGGATAGAAAGGAAAATGTAAATGCCAACTCCAAATATAATTAATGTAGCAACTATTACACCTAAAGTAGCAGTTGGTGCGATTACTACAAGTAGGGCAGATATTGTAGATGTCCCTGCAGAGAACTGTGCTAAGATCAACTCACTTATCATAGCAAACATAGATGGCACTAATGCTGCTGATGTTACAGTGGAGGTAAGTACGGACAACGGATCAAACTATGTAAAGATTGCTAGTACGGTATCTGTACCTGCTGATGCCTCACTGGTTGTTGTAGGTAAAGATAATGGTTTCTATTTAGATGAGACAGACTTGCTTGCAGTTACAGCTTCTGCAAATAGTGACTTGACATATTTAGTTAGTTACGAACTTCTAGTAGACTAAAGGTAATTAGTAATGGTCAGAAGAAACGCTGGTTTTATTGGCACTGATGGGATAAATGCACCTGATAAGGTTACAGGTGTTTCTGCATCTGCAGGTGACACACAGGCTAGTGTATCTTTTACCGCACCAACAGACGTGGGTGGATCAGCTATTACAAGTTTTATTGCTACATCTAATGATGGTATTGGTGCATCAGGTTCTTCTTCTCCTATTAGTGTTACGGGTCTGTCAAATGGAACTAGTTACACATTTAGAGTTATAGCTAGAAATGCTTTTGGTTCCTCTGCACAAAGTGATGCTAGTGATAGTGTAACACCTGCTAGTTCAAGAGCTTTATTTTTTGGAGGTTATGGCACAGGTACAGCTAATGCGAGAGCTAATGTAATTGATTATGTTGAAATATCTACGACAGGAAATGCAACAGACTTTGGTGACTTAACAACAAATTCAATATATAATGGAGCCTGTAGTTCATCTACTAGGGCGGTGCGTGGTGGCGGTTCGAGTAATGCAGGTTCTGGTGGAGCAACTTCTAGTATGGAAACTATGGACTATGTTACAATAGCCTCAACAGGTAATGCTCAAGATTTTGGTGACTTAACAACAGATAGATACAGAGGAGATGACGGCTTTTCAAGCAGCACTAGAGGTATTTTTGGTGGGGGAATAAATGAATCATCTACGAATTTGAATGTAATAGAATATATAACAATAGCTTCAACTGGTAATGGTACTGATTTTGGAGATTTAGGTGCTGCAAATTCAGATCCAGCTTCTTTTTGTTCTTCTACTAGAGGGGTATTTGCAGGTGGACAAATTAGCTCATCAGCAACAAATATTGTTCAATACATAACAATAGATTCAACTGGTAATACCACAGACTTTGGTGATTTATCTACTGCAACACATAGTTTAGCAGGTTGTAGCTCTTCTACTAGGGGATTGATTGGTGGAGGAAATACTGGAGTAAATACCATTGAGTATTTTACTATAGCTTCTACAGGTAATGCTACAGATTTTGGAGACTTAACAGTAGCAAGATATTTTCTTAGTGCTACTTCTAGTTCTTTAAGAGGTGTTTGGGGCGGTGGTTTTGCTGGTATCTCTCAAAAAAATGAAATAGATTTTGTTACAATAGCCTCAACTGGTGATGCCTCAGACTTTGGTGATTTAACAGTAGCCGGAAACGGTTTATCAGCAACTTCTGTTTCTCATGGAGGGCTGCAATAATGCCTAACTATAATGGTGTGTGGAGTATCACAACTCAGTATCAAAACGCTAGTGATTGGCCTAAAGTTCCAATAGCAGGTGTC